GACGCGGCCTTCCAGCTACTCGACAAGAAGGCGGTCGAGTACGAAGGGGAACAGCCCAAGAACATCGACGACCTGCTGACCAGCCTCGTCGAAGCGAAGCCGTACCTGAAGCGCACGGCGAAGGGCGCAGCCCCCAAGTCCTCGACCACCCAACCTGACGGGAAGAAGAAGGCCCCGCTCACACGCGCCGACATCGAGAAGATGACCGACGATGAGGTCGCGGCTCGCTACGACGAAGTGTTGGCCGTCATGGCTGACGCGGGACTTAGCGGCTAGCACCTGAAGGAGCACTCATGGCCATCACCAAAGCACTACCCCAGGTGTGGTCTGGTGCCATCAAGGCGGCTCTGCTCGACGCGCACGTGTTCGGTGCAGCAAGTGTGGTGAACCGGGACTACGAAGGTGACATCGCCGACTACGGCGTGAGCGTCAAGGTCATCAGCCTGAACCCGGTCGCCATCAAGGCGTACACCAAGAACGCCGCCATCGCTGCCCCTGACGTGCTCACCGACGCAGAGACCATCCTGACGGTGGACCAGGCGCAGTACTTCAACTTCTCCGTCGATGACATCGACCAGGCGCAGACCCGACCGAAGCTGTTCGGGGAAGCCACGCGGCTCGCTGCGTGGGGACTGCGTGACGTGTCGGACACGTACATCGCGGCGCAGATGAAGGCAGGGGGAACGAGCACCATCCCCAACGTCGCGGGGCTGACCGCGACACCCGGCAAGGCGTACGACGCGCTGGTGGACCTCAGCGTGAAGTTCAACCAGGTCAACGTGCCGACCGGGGGCCGGTTCGCCATCTGCGACCCGGCGTTCTACGGCGTCATCCTCAAGGACGACCGCTTCCTGCACGCCACCGCAGTCGGTGACGACATCCTGGCCAACGGAGTCGTGGGTCGGGCGGCAGGGTTCACCTTGATGGTGTCGAACAACATGCCTGCCGGTGGAGTGGGACCGCCCCAGCGGTACTGCGTCGTCGCGGGCACCAGCATCGGCTACTCCTTCGTGGAGCAGCTTCTTCGCACCGAAGCGTACCGACCCGACGGGCTGTTCGCGGACGCCCTGAAGGGCCTCTACGTCTACGGTGGGAAGACGATGTACCCCGAAGCCATCGGCGGCTTCGAGTGGAGCCTGACGTAACCGGGAAGGGGAACGTCGATGCCAACGAAGGCTGAACTGCTGGAACAGGCGGACGCCGAGGGTATCGACGTTCCTTCCGGTGCGACGAAGGCTGAAGTGGAAGGGTTGCTTGGACAGTCGGGCGGCGAGGCTGCGGAGCCCAACGGGGACGTCCCGACTGTCCAGGCATCTTCCATGCCACAGGCCCAGTACCTCTCAGACCTGACCCCGGCCCAGCGCCGGTACAAGATGTCCCACTGGCCGTAAACCATGCCGTGAGGAGACGCGATGGCCACCAAGAAGGCCGACGAAGACACTTCGGTCGAAGTGCCGGAAGCACCCGTACCGCCCACGATGGAGGAGATTGAGGCCGAGCGGGACAAGTTCCGCGCGGTCGCCAACGAAGGGAACGAGTAGTGCCCCCTGCGCCCATCCTGTCTGACACCGACCCGGTGCTGGCCCAGGTGCTGCGGCTCGCGGGTCTGTCCGTGTCCACCGCTGGCGACGGCACCCTGGACTGCGGCGAGGGGATGACGGTCGAAGACGCCAAGGTGGCCTGCTACATGTGGCGGGAGGAAGCGACCGAAGCCGATGCGTGGCGGGACCGCTACTACGTCCGAACCCCCGACGACGGCTGGGCGATGGATACGGAGCTTCGCCAGACGCCGGAAGACGACGAACTGGTCAACGTCGATGAGCCGAACAGCCAGCCAGTGTTCGGGTTCTGGATGCTGCCGGGTCCACCCGGCCCCTTCCCTGACGCTCTCTACGTCCGGGGTTTCAACTACGACATGTACGCCGCTGCCGCATCGCTCTGCGACATGCTCGCCGAGAAGATGAAGATGCAGTTCGACTTCAACGACGGGTCGGGCAGCTATCCACGCAGCCAGAAGTACAGCCAGACGAAACAGTGTGCCGCCGACCTCTGGAAGCGGGCGCGGCCACGGTCCATCGACATGCAGCGTGCGGACACCGTGGGCAGCGGCTGGGATGAGACCTGGCGGGAGTTCGCCGACCAGTCATGACCACGCTCTATCCCGGCGCGCTCGATACCCCGGTGAACATGCCGAACACGGTCGCTGACGGCGACACCATCGAGCCCGAGCACATGAACACCCAGTCCGACGCCATCATGGCGCTGGAAGCGATGGTCGGTGCTGAAGACTCCGACGTCCCCGAGTCCCATGAAGCACGCATCGCAGAACTTGAGGAAGGTGGGGGTGGAGGCGGGGGTACCGGCCCCGCAGGCCCCACAGGCCCACAAGGACCGGCTGGGCCAGCGGGTCCAGCCGGTCCAAAGGGCGACCAAGGAGTCCAGGGACCGGCAGGTGCGGCGGGTGCTGCGGGTGCAGCCGGCGCTCAGGGCCCTGCCGGTCCTTCGGGCGCTGCCGGTGTGTGGGTGACGATGACCCAGGCCGCGTACACCGCCCTCGGCGTGAAAGACCCCGGCACCCTTTACGTCATCGTGGGGTGAGCGGGTGACCATCGCCCTGCGTTCGGCGCACGGCACCGCGCAACTGAAGGCGAACAGCGCCACCCGAGGCCACGGACTGACCACCGCCGACGTGCTGCGTGACGACGCGGCGCTGATGGGGGTCGTGACCGACAACACCGTCCTCGTCGATGGCCCATCGAACGCCCACGTGTCCTGCGCCGACACGCAGGGCAACTACTGGGTCAAGGTCTACGAGTTCACGAACAGCCCCACCGGGGTTGCGGCTGATGGGGTGACCACGAGCCTGTGGCTGTGCCCCACCGTCACGACGCGGCTGGTCAGCGGGACCGACATCGTGACCGTCACCCTCGCCGCGACGTGCTTCGCCAAGTGTTCGGGCGTCGTGAGCTATTCGAAGGCACCAGGGAAGGTGCTGGCGGTCGATGGGTTCGTCGGCGCGGTGTCCGACGCAGCTACTACCGGCCCGCTGAAGACGCTCTCGGGACTGGTGAACGTCCAGCATCTGTACTTCGCCGTGGACGGCTGGGAGACGACGCAGACCGGGTTCGGGCAGGTCCAGGATGCTGACTACGCATCCCAGTGGAACAACGGGTCCACCGGGAGCGCCAACGACACGAACATCAAGATTGCCGGGGCGCACCGCATCTTCTCTGCGGTCACGGACACCCACCAGATGAGTTCGGCGCTCACCGCCGACAGCGCAGGCATCCTGGCGGCGTTCAGCGAGCAGCCGAAAGCCGGGAACCTTCTGAACACGGCGGACAGCTTGCGGCTAGGCTCATCCGTGGTGGACAAGGCGTTCGTCGGCACGACGAAGGTGTGGGGCTGATGGGCAAGTACGGAGTCGATACCTACGGGGACGCCGGTACCCCGTCCGCGCCGGTCGGACTGTCCGAGTGTGACCTCGACAGCATCGGCGACGTCATCATGGGCAGCTTCAACCGCACCGCCACCGTGATGCGCGAGACCCGTGGGAACGACGACATCGGCGGGCAGCTAGTGACGTGGGCCGAGGTCGGGACGGTGCCGTGCCGCATCATCCGGTCGGACCTGCGGTTCGTGCAGCAGATAGACCGGGTGGCCACCGTGAGCGACACGCGCATCGTGATGCCCCGGAACGCCGACGTGCAGATGGGGGACAAGCTCGTCATCGACATGTATGAGTTCCGGGTCGAAGCCCTGCCGTTCATGGACCTGGTGTCGCTGACCTGTTCCGTGTCCCTGTGGAGGCCCTGATGCCCGAAGGTGGACTGCTGGTCACGGTGGAAACGAAGTCCCGGCTCAAGGGGATGGCGCGGTCCCTGGCCGACACCGTGGAAGACGTAGCCCGTGAGTGCGCGGAGGACGTGAAAGAGTTCGCCCAGCTATCCATGCTGGAACCGAAGTCGGGGCGGGTGTATCTGAGCCATGGGCGCCTGCACGTGGCGTCGGCACCGGGGCAGGCACCTGCGGTGGACGTGGGAACCCTCATCGGTTCCATCGTCGTGCGCCGGGTAGGACCGGCGACGTTCTACGCGAACACGGACAACGGCTACGCGGGGTTCCTGGAATACGGGACGCGCCGGATGCTCCCACGCCCGTTCATGAAGCCCGCGTCACGCAAGGCGGCGACGAAGGCGCGGCTGACAGCAGGCGTCAAGGTCAAGGTCGCGTTGGCGAGGGTTCCGTGGTAGCCGTCCCCGAACTCATCAGTGTCGAGGACTGGCTGTACGAAACGCTGTCCCCAGTGATGGCCCCGGTGCCGGTGTACTCAGGCATCGCACCGGAGAACGCGCCGTACGCGGTGTGCATCTTCGCATACCTGGACAGTGGCGACATGAACGCGGTGGCCTGTGGAGAGCAGCGCGTGATGACCCGTTTCGATTACGCCGTCCGCATGTCCGACCGAACCGAGTCCTTCACCACCATCGCCGCTGGTGCAGCAGCTATCGACGAGGCGCTGCAGGGTGGCAAGGGTCTGTCGGAACTGGGGGGCCAGGTACTATCGTGCTCCCGTGAGAGTCCATTCGTGCAGCGCGAAACCGACCCGACGGGTGTGCAGTTCCTGTCCCTCGGCGGGGTCTACCGCATCTTCGTTGAAGGGGGACCGTGATGGCTGAAAGGGCAGCAACCTCCCAAGTCACACAGCTTGGGGTCGAAACCGTGTCGGGTACGTGTGTCCCGGCAGCCAAGAAGCTCGCGTCCATCGGGTTCGGTCTGACCCCGACGCTGGAAACGCGGACCATCAAGCCTGCGGGAGCGAAGTACCCGACCCAGGTGGTCGTGGGCCGTGACTGGACT